GAACCCGTGGGGCTGCGAGAGGATCCCTTGCTACGGTGTTGCCAGCCTACCTGCCGCTATCGTCCAGGGGACTAGGACGCCGCCCTCTCACGGCGGAAACCCGGGTTCGAATCCCGGTAGCGGTACTCATGGAACCCCCGCACGTCGGGGGTTTCGTCACGTCAGGGGACGCGATGGGCCAGCCGATGGGCCAGTCCGGTTCTTTGACGAGACTTCGTCAGGACCCCCGAGTAGTCGAACTCACAAAGACGTTGCACACGCAACGAGCCCCGTAAACGGCTTCTAAGGCCCTGCGGGGTCAGCCGAGGGGTTCGGGTAGGGCTACGCGGCGGCCGGGCCGTGCGCGTCGCCGTGGCAGCGCGCGCAGAGCGTGAGGCAGTTGTCGAGGCTGTTCGTGCCGCCCCGGGCGACGCTGACGACGTGGTGCACGGCGAGGCCGGCCGTGTGCCCGCACTGCGCGCAGGCGTGGCCGTCGCGTAGGAGCGCTCGGGCTCGCAGCGCGTTCCAGCCGGGCCGGGCGGTCGCGCGACTCGACGGGCTCGGGCGCTTGGCCGGCGTGTGGCGTGGGCAGTGGCTCGCGCCGAGGGTGAGCGTGCCGCAGACGATGCACGGACGGCGCGGCATCTACAGCCACCCAAGTAGCCGGCCGGGCTCGGGCGCGGGCTGGTCGGCGCGGTCCACGGCCATCGCCAGCGCGATCAGCGCGTCAATCTGCACCGCGTCGCCGGACTTGTCGAGCCTCCAGCCGCGGGGTCCCTGCTTGGCGATGGCACTGGCGACGTGCTGATTCAGGTCGGGGTGGTCGGGGTGCACCAGGCGCTTGCTCACGACGGCACTGTGCAAGCCCTCGCTCATGGTCCCCAGCCGGGTGCTGCTCATGGGGACCTCGACGACGGGTAGGCCGTGGTCCCGCTCCAGTCGCAGCGCCTCACTGCGGAAGCGCCACGGGTCGTGTGCGACCTCGCGGACGGGCCGGCGGCCGGCGATCTCGAGCACCTTGTCGACGACGTCGAGGACCGCACTCTCGCCCTGGAGGACGTGGACCTCTGCGACGTGCAGGCCGGCCGTGACGCCCACGACGGCGCTAGCGGCCCGGGAGCCGCCGATATCGACCCCGAGCACCACCGGCTCGGCCGGGTCGGCCCACGGGCCGGCGCAGGCGCTCCACGCGCCCGGTGGGAGCCACGCGCCCTCGGCGACGCCCCACCGGCAGGCGTGGAACTGAGCAAAGCTGGTAGGCGTCAAGCGCTGCGCCTGCTCGCGCAGCGCCGCGGTCGTGATGTAGCTGGCCGGGTTGCACGCCTTCACCGCCCGGTAGTCGTCGAGCTGCTTGTCCTCGGCGAGGCTCCACTCCAGCCAGCGCAGGCCGGGAGCGGTCGCGTCGGTCACCGCGCCCTTCCTGGTCACGGTGCCGGCGAGGGCGCGGGCACGCAGCCGGCCGAGCGGGCTATCGAGGCGCGCCGCGGCCGTGCTGATCCCCAAGAACCGTGCGTCCGGGCGCTTGATCAAGCCGGACTGCATCGCCTCGAGCAGGCCCTCGCCCTGCCAGGCCCAGACTTCATCGCCGATGTACAGCGTGCTGGAGAGGCCGTGGACGCGCGCGCCCTCGGAGGGCACGACCCTGAGCAGGCGCAGGTGGCCGGTCTCGTCTTCGTGGCGCAGCTCCAGGTGGCGGACCAAGACCTCGTCGCCGAGGGCGGGGTGCCGAGCGAAGCCCCGCATCCGTTCGTAGGCGACCCTCGCCTGGTCACGGCTGGCGGCACCGATCGTCACCGCCGCACCCGGCACCGTCAACAAGTGGTGCAACCCGAGCTTCGCCGCCAGCGACGTCTTCAGGTTGCCCTTCGGGAGCACGGCGACGACCTCGCGCTGAGGCCCGAAGTGCGCGCGGGCGATGCGCTTCTCGTGGGCCTCCAGCGGCTCGTCGATCAGCTCGCAGAACGCGGTGAGGCCGGCGAGGCCGGGGCGCAGCACCAGCGATCCCCCGTCGTCGTGGGCCGCGACGGGCTCGTGGGCCGTGTGGCGTGGCGGCGCGTGGGCGGTCACCCGGTAGAGGGTAGACCTCACGTCGAGGCTCACCACGTGAAGCTCAACCCGGCTTGATGGGTGACCCTAGACGTGAGGTCTAGACTCCGTGGGCGATGCCCGACACGCTCCTAGGCCGCATGTTCTCCCGTCGTTCCCGCGACGACGGGGTGGAGGACCGCGCGCTGACCGCGCAGAACGTCCCGCCGAGCATGTTGACCTCGACGCCCGGCGGCGCCTCGGTCACGCCGTCGACGGCCATGGGCATCGCTGACGCCTACGCCTGCGTACGCGCGCTGGCCGACGCAGCCGCCAGCCTTCCGCTCCACGCCTACAGGCGCACCGATGCGGGCCGCGAGCGCCTGGAGGGTGGCACGGCCGACCTGCTGCGCGCGCCGGCCCCGGCGACAACGCAGGCCGGGCTCGTCGGGCAGCTCGTCGCGCACTTGCAGCTCTTTGGCAACGCCTACCTCGGGAAATACCGCAACGCGGCCGGCCAGGTGGACCAGCTCGCCCTACTGCACCCCGAGCGTGTGCAGCCCGAGCTGCGCGGCGGCCGCCCCGTCTTCACCGTCCTCGACGGCCAGGGCGGGCGCTCGATCCACACGACCGACGACGTGATCCACGTGAAGGCCCTCAGCGTCGATGGCCTCGTGGGCCTCTCCCCGGTCAGGCAGTGCCGCACGGCCCTCGGGCTCAGCCAGACGCTCGCCGAGCACTCCGCGAGCTTCTTCGCCAGCGGTGCGCGCCCCGCTGGCGTCCTCAGGCTCAACCGCTTCGGGACGCCGCCGCCAGGCGTTGCGTCCGGGGAGGGCACCGATGACCTCCAGACGCTGCGCAACGCCTGGAACAGCGAGCATGGCGGGCCGAAGAACGCGCACAAGATCGCCGTGATCTCGGGCGAGGTCGAGTTCACCCCGCTGTCGATGCCGATGGACGATGTCGAGTTCCTGGAGCAGCGCAAGCTCAGCGCGGTCGAGGTCGCGCGGGTGTTCCGGGTGCCGCCGCACATGATCGGCGCTTCCTCTGGCGACTCACTCACCTACAGCACGGTGGAGAGTCAGGCGCTCGACTTCACGAAGTTCTCACTGCGGCCGTGGCTGGTGCAGATCGAGCAGGCCCTTTCCGCCGACCGCGACCTGTTCGGGCCGCGCACGTACTGTGAGTTTTTGCTCGACGCTCTCCTCAGGGGTGATAGCAAGACCCGCGCCGACGTGTACGCCCAGGCGCTCGACCCCATCACCGGCTACATGGACGTAGATGAGGTCAGAGCGCTCGAGAACCTGCCGCCCCGCACCCAGCCGGCGCCCACGGTGGCGCCCACGGTGGCGCCCTAATGGCCCGCTCCCCGGTCCCGCCGGTCAACGCGACCGTGACCAAGGTGTCCCGCAAAGAGATGGTCAGCGATGGCGGTGGCGGCACGACCACCACGTGGGTCGTCAAGTGGGAGGGCTCAGCGTCCGCGTACGCCCGCCAGCGGGTGGGCCTGGAGGCCGGTAGCTCCAGCATCCTGACCGTGGAGGAGGACACCCTCGCGATCCCCAGCAGCGTGCCGGTCGGCCTCGGCGACACCGTCGAGTTCACGAGCCACGGGGTGGCTTACACCCGCCGCGTCGACTCAGTCGAAGATCACCACGACTACGGGTTCGTCCGGTGCTTCGTCACCGACCCCGGATAGAGGAGAGAACCATGCAGACCATCAGCCGCATCGAGCAGCGCGACCGCCCCCAGCCCCCCGAACAGCGCACCGTCGACGTCAACGTGGAGGCCCTGGAGCAGCGCGGGCGCACCCTGCACGGCTACGCCGCCGTCTACGGCGCCGAATCCGGCGACCTCGGCGGCTTCCGCGAGCGCATCGCCGCGGGCGCGTTCGCGAACGTCCTCGAAGGCGACGTGCGGTGCCTGCTCAACCACGACCCCAACGTGGTCCTCGGGCGCACCACGTCGGGCACGCTGCGCCTGTTCGACGAGCAGCGCGGGCTGCGCTTCGAGGTCGACCTGCCCGAGTCGCGCTCGGACATCCGCGAGGCCGTCAGCCGCGGCGACATCGACGGCGCGAGCTTCCGCTTCAAGGTCGGCGAGGAGTCGTGGGACGGCGAGATGCGCACGGTGAAGACCATCGCCGAACTCCACGACGTCACCGTGGCCACCTACGGCGCCTACCCCGAGGCCAGCGTAGAGCTGCGCACGCGCCCCGAGGGCGCCGGCCAGGGCAACGGCCAGGGCGGCGGCCAGGCGCCGGTGCTCGTGCGCCGCGGCCTGCGCGTCGAGGACCGTGTGGGCGAGCCGGTCGGGATCGAGCAGCGCGTTGCGGCGGCCCTGCGCGCGGTGGCGCCCGGGGAGACCCGCTCGCTGACGACCACGTCCGCCGACCCGATCGCCCCGCCGGAGCTGTCGGCGTTCCTGTTCGATCGGCTGCGCGCCTCGTCGGTGGCGCTGGCGTCCGGCATCCGGGTGGTGCCGACCGAGCGCGAGAGCATCGAATGGCCGAAGATCACCGCCGACGTCAACCCCGCCTGGTACGCGGAGACGGACACGATCACCCCCGGCGATCCCGTGTTCGCGACGATCAAGGCGACCCCGCGCAAGCTCGCGCACCTCGTCGAGCTCAGCAATGAGGTAATCGACGACTCCGAGCCGGCGATCGTCGACGTGCTCAACGGGCACCTCGCCGCGGTGCTGGGACTCAAGCTCGACCTCGCGATCTTCGAGGGCAACCAGGCCGTCAACCCCAACGTCATCCGCGGCCTGAAGTACACCCCCGGCATCCAGACGGTGGACATGGGCGCCAACGGCGCGGCGTTCAGCTATGACGCCTTCATCGACGCCATCGGGCTGCTCCAGGCGGCGAACG